ACGGAGATCGGGGATCTGAACTTCGCTTCGGCGGAAAGCGACCCTGACAACATCGTCTCCGCTGAGACCCTTGGCGACGACATCATCTTCTACGGTCAGAACACGACCGAATGGCACTCGCCCACGTCGGACATCGACATCCCCTTCATCCGCAACGGTGGCCGGCGCTATGACAAGGGCTCCGCTGCCCAGTTCACAGCGGTGAAGATCGACAACACGATCTTCTGGGTGGGCACGGCTCAACAGGGCGCCGACCTTCAGGTCTACCGCGCTTCCGCTGTTCCGGTGGCAATCTCGAACGAGGGCATCGAGGCGGCGCTTGCTGCCTGCGCCGACATCACCCAAGCCTCTGCTGTCGCCATCGTCTCGACCGGCCACAGCTTCTACGTCCTCAACATCCCCGGCGTCGGAACCTATGCTTACGACGTTAAAACTGGGCTGTGGGGCAACTGGGAGAGCTTCGGGCAGACGACCTTCCGCGTTCAGTGCGGGGCCGATGGGGTCTACGGCGACGCCATCAACGGCAAGCTCTGGACCATCGACCCTGACCGGCGCACCGATGGGGATGACACGATCATCTATCTGGCCTCCAGCTTCCTTGCTGTTCCCGAGGGGACATACCGCCTCAACGGCCTTCGCCTGAACCTGAAGACGGGCGTCGGCGCTCCTGACGGCAACCCTGTCGTTGAGTTCCGATACGCGGAAACCGGGGGCGAGGATTGGTCCACATGGCGGGAGGCCTCGATAGGCTCGCCGGGCAACCATCCCTCCGTCATCTGGCGTCAACTCGGCATGATCAAGCCGCCCGGAAGGTCGCTGGAGTTCCGCTTCTCCGGTGGCGCTGACTTCGTGCCCCACGAGGTCACGGCTGACCTTGTGAAAGGGAGCGACCGGCTGTGACGCTTCCCCCGCTTCCCCCGTGGTCTGAGCCGATCCTCGACCAGAGCGGCGCCATGACGAAGGTCTGGCGCACCTACTTCGAGAAGCTGGCGCAGGTCATGGCCGACCACGAAACCCGAATTGAAACCCTGGAGCCCTGATGCGGCATTTCCTGAAGATCGCGGACAGCGTCAACGTGACGCCCCTGCTGGAACAGATCACCCGCAACCAACACCTGTTCAACGAAAACCCCTTCCGCTCGACGTTCGAGGGGACGCCGTTCTCAGGGTGCGACGACATTCTGCTCCGCTTCTCCCCGCCTGATCAGTCGCACGTTCAGGGCGGCTTCGTCGGGAATGAGGAATGTGTCTGGTATCCGGCCCGCGACGTTCTCACCGAGGCGTGGCCGCTGATCCGGGGGCTCCTTGCCAATGTCGGTGGCTATGAGGTGGGCCGGGTCATCGTCTCCCGCCTGAAGCCCGGCGCCAAGGTTGACCCGCACATCGACAACCAGGGCATTTACAACAACCACGGCGACCGCGCCCGTTATCACATCGTCCTGCAAGGTGGACCGGGTTCCAACTTCTACAACGCCGACACCGAGGGTGAGGGCGACGACATGAAGCTGGTCGAAGGCGGGGTTGAGGTCGTCAACATGCGCGACGGCGAAGTGTGGTGGTTCAACGCCGCCAAGCTTCACTGGGTCAAGAACGAGAGCGCGGATGACCGCATCCATCTGCTGGTGGACGTGAGGCTCTACAAATGACCGTCGCGACCGTCGAGAGCTTCACCGACCACATCGAGGAGCTGATGCCGATCCTTCCGCTGCACCATGCGGAACTCGCCATCGACCCGCAGGAAATCCCGCTGGACCCGAAGTGGGATATTTACCGGGCTCGGGACGCGGCGGGCCAGATCCTTTTCATCACCCTCCGCAAGCGTGGCGAGCTGATCGGCTACTTCATCGGTTTCATCCTCGAAAGCCTCCACAACGACCTTCGTCTCTGTGTGCAGGATATCTTCTACGTCCGCGAAGAGGAGCGCCGGCAGGGGGCCGGTGACGTGCTGTTCAAGGCCCTGAAGTCGGAAGCCAAGCGGCGCGGCGTCGGGCGGATCATCGTGGCCTGCAAGACGCACCTTCCGGCGGGTCCCTTCTTTGAGGCTCACGGCTTCTCTCACATCGAAAAATCGTACTGGATGAAACTCTAATGGGCATGATCGCGGCAGCAGTGATCGGGGCGGTCGGCGCTATCGGCGGCGCTGCGGTCAGTTCCAAGGGCAACAAGGACGCGGCTGCAAAGCAGGAAAACGCGACCAAGAACACGTTGACCCTGCAAAAGTACCAGTACGATCAGACGCGGGCCGATCAGGAGCCGTGGCGCAAGTTCGGGCAGAACGCGCTGGCGAACCTGTCTGACCCGATGAAGAACTTCTACGAGAGCCCGGACTATCAGTTCCGGCTGTCGCGGGGTCTGGAAGGCGTCACGCAGAACAAGGCGGTGGCTGGCCTGCTCAAGTCAGGGTCGGCTTTGAAGGGGCTCAACGATTACGCCGGGGCTTCGGCCTCTGCCGAGTTCGGCGACTACTACAACCGCCAGCTTGCGGGCGCCGGTCTGGGTCAAACCGCCAACGCGGCCAACCAGCAGGCGGGGCAGGCCTACGCCAACGCGGCCAGCCAAGCGAACCAGCAGAACGCCCTCGCCGGGATGCAGTCGAGCTACAACAACAGCCAGATGTGGGGTCAGGCGTTTGGCCAGATCGCGGGCATCGGGGTTAACTACTTCAACAACCAGGGGGCGGCCCCCAACACCCAAAACACCGTCAACAGGACGCGCGGCTGATGGCATTTAATCCTCTCGGAGCGGTTCAGGAAGGCTATGAGTTCGCTCAGGGCCTCCGCGACCGCCGCACGATGAACAACGCCGGCAACGCCTTGGCGGGTGGCGACTATCGCGGCGGGGCCAATGCTCTGCTGTCAGGTGGTATGTTGGATCAAGGCATGGGCCTGCTCAACTACGACCAGCGCAATCAAGAAGCCCAAGCCAAGGCGATGCAGCAGCAGGCCGAAGCGGAGAAGGCGGCCAAGGTGGAGCAGGCGCAAATCCTGCTGCGTGGCGCTGAAGCCCTTCGCCAGCGTCCCGAAGCCGAGCGGATGGCGGCCATGCAGGGCGAAATCCTGCCGCAGCTCGTCCAGATGGGCCTAGACCAATCGCCGGAGGGTCAACAGATCATCCAGCGCATCATGCAGGGCGGGTTGAGCGACCAGCAGCTCGACAGTTTCATCCAACTGTACGGCGGCGAGCTTCAGAAGCCGGAATGGCAGATCGTCACCCCCGGCAACGGCCAGCGCCCCTACGCGATCCAGAAGGGCAACCCCGGCTCGTTCCAGTACGTCGGCCCTGAAGTCGCCGGCCCGCAGGGTGAGTGGAAAGCAGAGGGCGGCAATATGTGGTTCTACCCGGCGGATGGCAGCGAGCCCCGCAAAGGCCCCGCCCTGACGCCCACGCCGAGAACCTACGCGCCGCCGCGCGCCCGCTCGGGCGGCGGTGGCGGTCGTGGCGGCTCGGGTGGCGGCTACAGTGACATTCCGGCTGGCGCAGTGGTGGTTCGATAATGGCAGGCAAACAGGCCCCCGAGGGCACCGTCATCCAGCTCAAAGACGGCTCCATGCAGATCAAGCGTGGAGGCGTCTGGACGACCTATCAGGGGGCCGATCAGTCCGCTCCGGGCGCGGCCTATTTCGGCGCACCGGGGGGCACGGCCAAGATCCCGCAGCAGGAGGAAATTCTGCTCAAGGACGCCCGCAAGGCCTCCCAATCGGCGAGGGGCGCCGCGTCGGAAGCCGCCCGCTTTGAGAACCTGAACAGGGATGTCTGGACTGGCGGCCTGGACGACATCGGCGTCGTCGGCTGGGCCACATCGCTGCTCAATCCGAAGAAATCGGAGATGCGCGCCATCAGCGAGAAGATGGTTCCACTTCAGCGCGAGGCGGGCTCCGGCGCCATGTCTGACCGCGATGTGGAAATGTACCGCGCCGCTGTTCCGGCCATCGACAAGCCCGGCCCGACCAACCAAGCCATCGCTGCGGTGACCAAAGCCGCCGCCCGGCGTCAGAGCGATTATGTCGCGTTCCTCGACTACTACGTCAACCGCAACGGCTCCCTGCGAGGTGCTGAGGAGGCGTGGCAGGCCTACGCGGACAAGAACCCCCTGTTTGGCAAGGGCAAGACGGGAACGACAGTTCTCGCCACCCCCGGCTGGCGTCAATGGTTCGGCGTCGGCCCCGTGGGTGGCGCTCGCCCCCCGTCTGCGCCTGCAAGGCCCGCTGCGGCCCCTGCGCGTCCTGCCGCCAAGCCCAAGCGTGACCCCGCCAAAGACCCTCTGGGATTGTTCAAATGAGCCTGAAGGCCTTTCGCGCGCAACACCCCGAGTACAACGACGTGAGCGACCGCGATCTGGCGGATGCGCTCTACAAGAAGCACTATGCGGACGTGCCGCGCGCGGAATTTGACAAGCGCATGGGGATGGCGCCGGCCCGTCCTGCCGAGCCCAAGGCCCCCGCCAAGGGTCGGGGCTCTATGGCTGACCCCTACCGCGTCGGCACCCGCTACAAGGTCGGCTCGCCTGAGTACCAGCGCGAGGTCGCCAAGATCCCGCTGGGTTCCTACTTCTCCGACCCGCAAGGCAACCTTCGCCAGCGCATCAACCCCGGCGCCGGTCAGCCGATCCGCAAGCGCAACGTCGAGCGTGTCTCGGGATGGGAACGCGAGGTTACGGGGGGTGTGGCGAACATCAACCGGGGCCTCCTGATCGGTGACGAAGGTTCCGCCGTTCTGGGGACCATCGGCAACGTCCTGTCGGGCAAGGTCGGCCCGACCACGAAGAACCCTCTCTCCATCGTCAACGGTCTCGGCAACAGCTTCAACAACGAGCTGGCGAAACAGCGCAGCTATGAAGACGACTTCGACAAGCGTCGCCCGTGGCTTGCCGCTGGCCTGCAAACGACCGGCATGATCCCGACCTTGTTCGTCCCTGGTGGCGCTCCCGCTCAGGCAACGACGCGAACCGGGGTCGTCGTTAACACCGCTGGCAACGCCGCTCTACAGGCTGGCGCCTCCGGTCTCCTTGATCGCGGCACCTATCAGGAGCGGGCAGGGCAGGGCTCTGTCAACGCTCTTGTGGGCGGCGTGGGCGGCGCGGTGGTTGGCAGGGTCATCGCCCCCAAGACCGTCAAGCCTCCCGCCATGAGCGGCGGCGCAAAGCCGCAGAACGTCTTGCGCGACGCGGGCGTGAGCCTGACCCCCGGTCAACGCATGGGCGGCTTTGCGAAGAACGCCGAAGACCTCGCCATGCGCGCCCCAATCATCGGCCCGGCTATTTCCGGCGCTCGCAACCGTGGCGTCGAAAGCCTCAACCGCTCCGTCGCGCTGCAAGCCGTGGCGCCGGTCGGCAAGGGCATCCCCAAGACGGTCAAGCCCGGTTATGATACCGTGCGCTACGTTGATGAAGTCTTGGGCAATGCCTACGATGACGCCTTCGACATGGTTCCCACTGTAGCGCTGGACGCTCAGTTGAGCGACGACCTGACCAAGATCGCGGAGCGAAGCGTTGACCTCCCTGAAAGCATGGGCGGGACGTTTGAGCGGATCATCAAAGACCGCCTGACCCGTCTGGGCAAGGCCGGGCTGTCGGGCCGCGACGTGAAGCAGGTCGCCTCCGAGATTGGCGATCTGGCGGCGGAGTACCGCGCCAAGGGCGAAAACACCATGGCCGATATGCTGGACGACGTTCGTCAATCGCTCGGCGGTCTGGTGGGACGCAACAACCCGGAAGCGGGCGCGCTCATCGCCAAGGCGGACGAGGGCTGGGGTATCTACAAGATGCTCAACAGCGCCGCCGGCAAGGCTGACGCACGCGGCGGGGTCTACACCCCCGGCCAACTCACGACGGCTGTCAGGGCGGGTGCCCGGCGTCAGGGCGTCAACATGGCGGGCAAGGGCGAGGGCAGGCTGCAAGACCTGTCGTCGGCGGCTCAACAGGTCATGCCTGACGGCTTCGGCAATCCTGGAACCGCGAACGTGCTCGGCCTTGGCGCTCTTGGCGTCGGCGTCATCACCGAACCCACTACGGCCATCACGGCGGCGACCGGCCTTGGCGCGGCGGCAACGCCCTACTTCCTGATGGGTCGGAAGATCCTAGAGGAACTGCCGGTCAGTGCTTCCGCCGACGATCTCGCAGTTGCTCAACAACGTCTTGCGGAGCTAGCGTCCCGCGACCCACAAGTCCGTGCTCTCCAGCAGGAGCTTGCGGCGCGTCTGGGCCGGGCGACGGGCGCAGGCGTCGGGTCAGCCAATCAAAGGCCCAGCGCAGCCACAGCCACCCAATAACGGCTGCGTAGACGAACAGAAACGCCGCGTTAACCCATCTGCGGCGGGCGACGTACTCCTCGCCCCATTTCCATCGAATATCCGGCATTCCCCTAAATAACAGGGCTCTCCAGACATGCAAACCTATCAGCTCGCCAAGCGGCTCAACGACGCCGGTTTGCAATTGGCAGGCGGCAAGGCGTACTTTCGTATCGCCGGGACCACCACGGCAGCGGTCATCTACACCGACCCCGACCTGACCGAAGAACACGCCTATCCCATCGTGGCGGATGCTTCGGGCAATTTCCCCGAGACGGTCTACTTCACCGGGACCGACACCCTGCGGCTCGACATCATCGCCAGCGACGGCGACCTGGCGACGCCGCTTGTCCAATCGGAACAGATCAACGTGCCCCAATCGGCGGGCACCATCGACGGCGGGGACATCACCGAGGCGACCATTCCGGGTTCCGCGCTGGAGCCGGGGGCCATTGAGGATTACCTCGGCTTCACGCCGCAGCAAGACCTTACGGCCCTGACAGCGACGGCAAAGAACGCCCTTCTCGACCGGATCGGCGTGGTGTTCCCCTACTTCGGCACGGCGGCCCCTGCCGGCGCCCTGAAGTGCAACGGCGCGACCATCGGTTCCGCTGCCTCGGGGGCGACGAACGCCAGCGACAGCTATTCCGCCCTGTACGCCCTTCTGTGGGCATGGGCGGCTGCTGACAGCCCGATCCTGACCAGCGCGGGCGCGGGCTCGACCAGGGGGGCCAGCGCGGCCGCTGACTTCGCGGCAAACAAGCGCCTCACCCTTCCCGACCTTCGCGCCGAGTTCATCCGGGGCCTGGACGACAGCCGGGGCATCGACACCGCCCGCGCCATCGGTTCGGCTCAAGTCGAGATGATCGGCCCTCACACTCACACGATTGGCGCCAGCTACGACTTCGGAAACGGCGGTCAGGCGGGCATCAACCCGGTCGGCACGTCGATTTTGACGGACGCCAACAGTGGCACGGAAAACAGGCCCCGCAACGTGGCCCTGCTCTACGCGGTCTGGTTCTGACCGCGCAGCTCCGGGGGGTGCAACCCCCGGAACCCCGACTAGTGACAGCCGGGTCACGCGTGACCGGCGACCCTAACGCACAAAAGCGAGTGGCCGCTAATGATTACCCCTGAAATTATCAGCCTCGCCCTTGCGGGTGTTACGGCTATCGTCTGGCTGGTTCGCCTGGAGGGACGGGTGAACACCACCGACAAGGAAGTCGCGACATTGCGCGCGAAAGCCGACAGTGACGCCAAGTCGTCATCCGAAACGGCTATCGAGATCGTTCGGCTTCAGGAGCAGATCAAACATCTGACCGATTTAATCGAGCGAATGGCAAAGCCCCCTGAACGGCGCCGGGCGGCCACCTAAATGCCCAACCCCCCGCTTTCCAAAGCTATCGCAGAAGAAACGGTTAAACGGGTAGAGGACAAGCTTAGAGAGGGGTATCGCCCTCAAGGACTATCCGGCCCCGGTGAAGGGGCTATCCGCGCCGCTGCAAGGGATGCTGTAGCGGATGGATGGGTTGGCTCGGTCAACACCTTCATTTCACGTATGGAGCCCGCCAAGAGCCTCCACGGGCTAGAGCCGGATTGGTCGGTGTATAAGCCGCCCTTGGAACGTCGCCGCGCTGCTGTGGCTCCCAAGGCGCTAGACGGTTTCGAGCCGAGCGCCGTAACGGAGCAATACGACGGCGAGGGCAAGGTCAAGGGTCAGTCGATCCGCTGGCGGCCTGATCCCGTCATGCAACCAGGCGGGATAGATGCGGGCGACGCGCGCGATGGCGCCGGGGCCTATGTCATCAAGAGCGTCTCGACCTACTACGACGCAGCCGGGGAGCAGCGGCAACAGTGGGTCAAAACCAGCCTCACAGACATTCAGCGCGGCGAGATGTTGCGCGAGTTCATGGAGACCCTTGCCGCCGAACACCGGGGCAAATCCCCGCTGGTCGAGCGCACCAGCCCAAGCGCCGCTGACGTGCTGGTCTCCTACAAGTTCGGCGATCCGCACTTCGGTATGTCGTCCAGTTCCCTGACCGGGGCCGACGACTTCGACACCGACGACGCCGAGCGCTTGACCCGTGCCGGCATTGACCAGCTTCTAGCGGTCACCCCCAACGCCGACACCTGCATCCTTGAAGTCATCGGCGACGTGATGCACGCCAACGATAGTTCCGCCCTGACGCCGGGCCACAAGAACCCCCTGGACGTTGACAAACGGGGCTTTCACTACGCGCTGATGCGGGCGGGCTTAGCGTGGGCCTATGCCGTTGAGCGGGCCTTGGAGAAGCATGAGACGGTCATCGTCTGGATGCTCCCCGGCAACCATGACCCTGATGCGGTCTTCGGCATCACCATGGGGCTGGCCTTCTACTTCCAGAACAATCCCCGCGTCATCATCCCCATCGACAACCACCCCTTCCGCTACCACCAGTTCGGCAAGAACCTGTTTGGCGCTCACCACGGCGACAAGGTGAAGATGGGCGACCTTCCCCTGCTGATGGCTGTGGATCAGCCGGAGGCATGGGGACAGACGGTCTATCGCTACATCACGACCGGCCACATCCACCACGACGTGGTGAAAGAGCTTCAAGGCGTGCGGGTGGAGAGCCTGCGGACGCTGGCGGCGAAGGACACCTATCACGCCATGAAGGGCTACCGCTCCCTGCGAGACACGCGGGCGGCGGCCTATCACCGGGAGTATGGCGAGTTTCAGCGCCACACCGTTTCCGCCGCCATGTTGGAGGCTGCCTGATGGTCTCGAAGCTACCCTGGAAGCGCGCTTATGCGAAGTACGCCCGCGAGCGCCGCGAGTACCGCAGAGCCTACCGCCAAGCCGCTGGCTTTCCCCCGGACGAACACGATCTCCGTCCCGAACCGGCCACGCTGGACTTCTACGACGACGAGGAGGGGTGATGCGCTCCGAGCTTGTGAAGGAATGGGCATCCGCCGCGCGAGACGTTCTCGCCCTCCTGTTCACCCCTGTCGTCACCCTCATCGCTGGCTGGCTGATCTACATCCTCGCCTATCGGCCGTGGGCTGAAGGTACGCAGGAGCAGCGGATCAACTACCTCGGAGCCGTGGCGATCATCGCCGTGGTTCTCGTCGGCTTTGGGGGTCAGTGGTTCCAGCGCAACCGGCTTGAGAAGCTGAAGCTGTCAGGCCCCGGTGGCTTCGGCGGCGAGATCGAGACGGAGGCCGAACCCGGCCCGACCATCACAACCACAGTCGAAACGGAGGTCAAGCCATGACCTATGCACTAGGCCCGGCATCGCGCGCCAACCTCGCGGGCGTCCATCCCCGATTGATCCGTGTCGTTGAGAGGGCAATCCAGATCAGCCCCGTTGACTTCAAGGTCATCGAGGGGGTTCGGACCCCGGAGCGGCAGAAGGCCCTCTATGCTCAAGGCCGCACGAAGCCCGGCCAGGTCGTCACCTGGACGCTCAAGAGCAACCACTTCAAGCAGGCTGACGGCTTCGGGCACGCGGTGGATCTACTGCCGGCGCCCTACGACTGGAAAGACCTTCAGCCCTTCAACCAAGTCTACAAGGCCATGATGACCGCCGCAAAAGAGCTTGGCGTCGAGATCAGGAGCGGAATGGACTGGGACCGCGACGGAAATCTGAGGGAAAAAGGAGAGGGTGACTCTCCGCACTTTGAGCTTAGCCGCTAGCGAACTCGCCGAACAACTCTCGCGCCTTGGCTTTGTACGCAGCGTGCGCAGCTTCGGCTGTGTCGTGACGGCCCAGCTTGTAGCGCTTGCCGTCACACTGAACCTCTGCGCGCCAGCGCCCGGTGCACCCCTCAAAGTGAACCCCTTTGTATGGTGACGTCTTTGATGCCACCGCGTGACGATTGCCGATGTTTTGGCTGCGCGTGCAGCGCCGAAGGTTGGGCCTCCGGTTATCCAGCCCGTCGCCATTCGCGTGGTCAACATCTTCACCCCGCGCAGCCCCGGTCAATAGGCGGTGCATGTAGGTCAAACCATCCTTGCGCCGCCCGCGTGGATAGCCTCGGACGTAGGTAACGGTGGGCGTCAGGTGAAGGTGCCACTGATAACCGGACAGCAGCGCCTCGTCAGCGTCATCGAAAAGAACCACTCGGTCTTTGATCAGAAGGTGTCCCATGCCCCAACTTGTACCCGTTTCGTTCTGCTGTCGCAAGGGCGGCGCCCAATGATCGCCGCCTTCATCGACGGCTTCTTCACCGTGGCCGGTGGCGCGCTCGCCATCGCCTGCTTCGCCGTAACCGGCTTCTTCGGCCTTCGCTGGCTGTACAAGAAGGGGGTAACGGGATGATCCCCCGTCTCTGGCTCTGGATCGGCGGCATAGCCCTTGTCGCGGTCCTCGGCGCTGTCCTGCTGGGTGGCCCTATCGTCTCGTTCTGGAAGGCCCAGACGGCGAAGTGGCAGGCCCGCGAGGAAACCGCCACCGACACCGCCGTCAGCAATGGCGCGGAGGCTGACGGCCAAGCCGCCCTGTCCACCGCTCAAGGCCAGATCACCGAGCGCGTTATCGAGCGCACGAACACCATCACCCGCTATGTTGAGCAAGCTTCAGGAGCCCCCGATGCGAAAGCCCCTCTCGGCCCTGATCGTGAGCAGCGCATTGCTGACCATGACCGCAGCCTGTGCCTCTCAAGGCCGTCTGTCTGCCCCGGTGGGACCAGCGCCAAGGGTGACGACGCCGGACTACGCTAAGGCCCCCTGCACCCTCTACACGCGGCCCGCTGTCACGCTGGAAGACCTCGAAATCATCGCGGCTATCCGGGGGGAACAACTGCTCACCTGTGACGAGAAGCGCGAGCTGGCGGTGCTGGCGAACGCAGAGCAGGCGAAGGCTCTGGACGCTTGGGAGCAGGCGAGGGCGTTGCGGCGGTGTCCCTGGTGGCGCTTCGGTACTTGCAAGCCACCGGATAGCTAACGCTACTTGCCTAACGACTGCCCTTGTAGGCTTTGGCCTCGGGTTCAAACTGTGGGTTTCGCCCACATTTAAGGAAGGGGCTCTCCGAGAGATCGGAGGGCCTTTTCTTCGTTCAGCGATTGGCCTTGAAGTGGCCGTCTGGGTGAACCTCCGTCACGTAGACCTGAGACCATTTCCCGCCGCGCGCTTCCTGTACGCGGATGTATCGCCCGACCGCTACGCGAGACCTGCCGTCGATGTGGACGAGCGCCGGCACCGTGCCCAGTTTGCAGGGCAGCGCCGCATTCAACCATCGCTCCGTTGCTCGACTGACCATGCCCAAATATACCCAATTTCTCCAAGCAAAACAACCGTCTCCCCGCTTCACAGAGCGTCGGTTTGTGCTATTGTGGGGGTGTTGCGGCAGCGGGGAGAACCCGCTCTCGATGCGAGAACCCCGGTACTGAAACAGGACCGCTCACAAGCGGCTGGAAACGAGCCGGCATCACGGCGCGACAGCCAGGTAGCCGGTAACCAATCCGGCTCGCAACATGGGCGGGGAGGGGTTTCGGCTCCTCCCCGGCTACCACCGGCCCCGGTCTAAATCACCACCCCGCCGAGCCTCTTACAGCCCCTCAACCTCCCCACCCTCAGTAACCCTACCCCAAGCTACAGGCTGAAGGCGAAACTCCCGGAGGATGGCGTCGATGATCGGATCGGGCTCGTACTGACCTTCGTACATGTTCTCGCTGAAGATCGCGCGCAGCCTCTCCCTCACCCGCTCTCTCAGCGTAACCGTCTCGGCCTCGCTCATCGGTTCATCTCCTTAATCTTCTCCCCTATTCCAGCCAGGATAGGCCGATGACCGGAGGGGGTTAGTCTGCTGTGTCGTTCCTGCTGGCTTCGACCTTCTCAGCAAGGGCCATCTTCGCCTTCGGGCTAAGGTGGGCGTATCGCTTGGTTGTGCCGGCGTCCTTGTGCCCTAGAGCCTCGCCGATCTCGCTCAGGCCGTAACCGGCGGCAATGGCATCCGAGGCGAAGCTGTGGCGCAGGTCGTGAAGCCGGAAGTCATCGAGCCCGGCCCGCTCGCGTATCAGATCCCAGACGCCGTTCGGGTAGCTGGCAAACCCGACCAGCCAGCCCCGGCGAGGGTCGATCCCCTCGACCACGGCTTGAGCGGCTTTGGAGAACGCGATGGTCTTCGGGTTGCCGTCCGCGTCGGTCTTGTGCTGCTTCAGGGTGAGCAGGCCATCCTTGTACCATGAGCGCTTGGCCTTGGCGATTTCGGAGTGCCTGGCGCCGGTCAGGTAGAGTAGCCGGATCATGGCGACGGCGTGGGGGAATTGGCCTTCCGTCTCGTCCAGCGCCGCAAGGAAGCGCTCGCGCTCCTCCGGGGAGAGGTAGCGCTGCCGGGCCGTCTCCTTGTAGGGCTTCACCGACGTGATCGAAGGATGCTCCCCGAACGACCACATGGCGCTGACAAGGGCGACAAGCCGGTTGAAGGCGATGGGGGTCTTTGCCATCTCGCGGCGCAGGGTGAGCAAATCGTGGCGCGTCACCTCGGCAACCTTCTTCGTTCCCCACCTGGGTTTGATGACGCGGCGGATGCGGCCTTCGTCGTGGCGCAGGGAGCGCTTGGACTGGTGTTCGGCAACGTACCTGTCAGCCAGCGCCGCGACCGTCTCAGAGGCCCGTAGAGCCTTGTTCTCCTGCGAGGGGTCGCCACCCTTCGCCACCTCGACCAGCCAGCCCCTAGCGACCTCTCTGGCCTGCTGGATGGTGAAGGCGGGGAAGTCGCCCACCTTTGGCCGGCGGCGCTGACCGGCCTTGGTCCTATAATACAAAAAGAACGCCTTGCGTCCACCGCGCACGCGCAGCTCAAGGCCGCGAACCTCGTCATCCTTAAGGAGGTCGCCTTCGGTCGCGGTTTTGATCTGGGTGAGGTTCATGCGGCGGCGCTCTCGTAAAGGTCAGGCTGAGACGCGCGGGGGCTCCAGCGGGGCGGACATTGCGCCGCATCCCATCGGTCGGCCATGGCGCGGGCCGTATTTTGCGGGCGATTGTGGTTCTGGGCAACGTCGGTGCTGTCCACGGACGCGAAGGGCCACTCACGCCCGCTGAGCTGCATCCCGCGAAGCATGTGAACGTTCGGGGTCCGATGGCGCTTCGCCAGTTCGTCCCAAACCCGGTCCATGCGGGCGACCCAGGCATCCGACAGGATCACGGCATACTCAGCCGTCGAGCCGAAGCAGATGCGCGGGTGTTCGTCGGCAAGGCGAAGGGCGCGGCTAATCGGCTCGTCAAGGTGCCAGACTGGAGCGCCCTTGTCGCCGAAGGGCCATTCGCGGATGAGGGCGTCTTGCTCCTGCGTCCCGGCGTCGATCACGTCGGGGATGACCGCCCATGTGGTCGGGTAGTGAAGCCACTCGTCAGCCCAAGTGTAATAGGCGGGCCAGTCTGTTTCCTTGCCCGACTTCCACTTGCTGAAAGCCCCGTTGTCCAGCATGACCGACGATCCGATCTCATGGGCAAGGCGCACTTGATCGGGCCGCATGTGGGACACGCAGAAGCACTTGCCGGCCAGCGTGAGCATGACCGCCGTAGGCGTGATCGGGGTTCCGTGGTAGTGGATCACCCGCACCGCCCCACCTTGGCATAGAGCCGCTCCAGGGGCCGCGCCAACTCAACGCCGCACGCTTCTGTCAGGTGCATGATCGCCCCTGCCATCGCCTCGGCTCGCGTCAGTTCGTCGGGGAGCGTCTTGTGATCGAACGCCTCCAGAACCATCCTCAGCTTCGCTTGCAGGACCATGGCGTCACGCGGCGGGCTGTGGTCAAACCATGCCGTCACCTCGTAGCTGTGCCCGTGCAACGCCTTCCGCACGTCATCGCGGTGCGAGGCGCTGAAGTACCAACCAACGCCGGTGAGGCACTTTACGGGCGTCTGGTCGGGCAATTCGCTCATGTTCCCTCGGGTGTCAGTGGGGCGCCGGGATGGCGCCAGACTGGTCGATAAAGAGGGCCGTGAACGAGCCGCGAACGGCCTTATAATCCAACGCTCTAAAGCACACCGCCACGATCAACAAAATAGGCGGTGCGAGACACTGGATCACGTATCACAAACCCTCGAATAGCCTGTATTATATGGCCGGATTGGAGATAGTCAATTGGGCGGGGTGTCAGTGGGGTGTCGCGTCGGAAAAATCAGGCCGCCGCTTGCCCCGTGTTCTGGTGTATAGGCTGTGCCTGTTCCCAAGCCTCAACCTCTGCCACCGGGTAGCGGACGCGGGCTTGCTGGCTGGTCCCGTACTTGATGAACTTCGGACCGACGCCACGGCAGCGCCAGGTAGCCAGCGTGTCAGGCGAAAGGCCGATCCGCTCGGCCAGCTCTGCCGGGGTCAGGTGGCGGGTGGTCATTGGGCGGGTTTCCTCGCCTTCGCCACAGATGCGCAGATGCCCGCCACCGTGACGTTGTGATTGATGCCGCCGTCTCCGAAATACTCGCGGATCACGGGCACGACAGAGCCGTCCAGCAAGTGAATGGAAACGATCAGGTGGCGGGGTCCAGCGGGCTCGTCAAAGCCCTCGTTGTGGATCGAGATGCCAGTGATCGGAAACGACGCCGCGACCGCGAACTGTGCAGCCTTTGCCCGTGCCTCTTCGAGTAGCTTGTTGACCTCGCTCACGACTGACCCTCCTCACCGGGGGCAGCGCGAGCCCCCTCGCGAGCGTCGCCGCAAACCAGATCGTGCTCACTCGGGTCGGCCATAAGCCCTTGTTTTCCTTCTCCCCCTCCCGATACAGGGGCGGAAGACAGGGCCGCTATCCCAGCAGCGGCCATTTCGCCGATGGACTGGCGGGGCATTGAGGGCGTCATCAGGGCGTTGTGAATGCGCTCCAGCCACTCCAGCCCTTCCCCCCTCCCTCTCGGGGCGGCGAGGGACGGACCAGCTTCCGTGTCGATGTCGGGGTCCGTCTCGACCTTGCGCCGCAACCAATCGCCATCGACCAGCATATCGACGGGCCCCCTCCCTCTCGGGGAAAGGGAGGCGGCGTAGTCTCGCAGCCATAGGGCCTCGGCGGTCTTGCCTTCGACGGCCAGAAGCGCGGCGATGTTTTGCAGCTCGGCAGTCTCCGACCCTCTCGGGGATATGGTCGGGGCGGCGGAGAGCATGGCGGGAGCGCACCGAACCATCTCGCGCCAGACCTCGCGCATCGTGTTGTCGTGAAAAGGGGCGCCGTTCGGGTCGTCGGTGCAGACCGCATCGAGCATGGCCTGCGTCGGCTCTCTCGGCACCATCACCCAGTCTTCTGTCTGCGTGGGGTTTGAAGGGTTGGGGGTCATGCTGCGGCTTTCTCATCGAAGTGTTCGATGTTCAGCCCGGCGGTCGCGCACCAGGCCAGAATGAAGGTGATCAGATCCCGCATTTCGCCCACGGTCAGGTGCGAGGATCGGTGGCCGGCGGGGAACATGCCGTCGCCTTCCAGCTTGGGGAGAAAGCGAACCTCAGCCCCCCAAGCGTCCATAAAGACGGCCTTCCAAAGTGCCTGATCCATCTGCACGCCGTTGTGGACGGGGCGTTGCTTCAGCACTTGGTCGAGCAAGCCGTAGAACCCGGCGTTCTGCTCAACGGAGCGGTTCGGCTCGCGGACTTCCAGCATCCAGCCGTCAGGGGCCTTGGCGACCCACCCGGCGGCGATGCGGCGGTTGCTCTTGGTCAGCTTCAGGAAGTGGCGTTCGCTCATGGTCAGGCGATCCCCAGCCGGTTCTTAGCCGGTCTGGGTCCCTCGCTGTGGTTACGGAAATCTGTGTCCCCGGAAAGGCCCTCAACACTTCGCGGCAGAGCCAGCGGCCCCACAGGACTTCCGGGGTGTCGGGGAGCTTCACGGGTCACGCGGCTTGCCTTTGGGCTTCGACCAGCTCGTCGCGCTTCATGCCGTAGGCGTCTTGCAACGGCTCGCGGTGTTGGGCGGGAAGCATGGGGAGGGCGGCTTTGATCTCGCGGCCCACCCCGCCGAGTTGCTCCATGTCCGTCGCGGCGTCGATCTTCGCCTTGAAGAACTCGAAGTCCTGATCCTTCTTCGCCTGCGCCGCCGACTTCAGCGACACGCCCGAGTAGTTGGACAGCACCTGCCGAAGTTTGGCGTACTCGCTGGCCTTGATCTTCTGGCCCCGCCCGGCGGCTTCAAGCTCGACCCACGGGCTCGGCAGGCCGTAGAGGTAGCGACCGATGCCCCAGTTGACCGCAGCCCTCTTGAACGCATCCGAGAGACTGCCCTTTTCGGCTTCGACCTGGGTATCGCCGGCGCCGTCGCTCTTGACGATCCAGCCGCGCCCTTCAGCCCAGATAGCGATTTCACAGGTGGTCGTTCCGCCGACGTGCGGGTGGCGCCGTTCCCATCCCGCCGGGCCGCAGACCAAATCCAGCCGGTCCATCACGTCGCGGGCGTCAAGGTAGGCCAGCGCCATGCCTTTGGACTTGTCCTGCGTGGTGGAGCCGACACGCCACGACACGGCGTCGGCGGGGAAGGGCTCGGCAAGGCGTTCAAACATGGTGTTGAGGTCGGTCACTGTGACTGCTCCAGTTCGGCGATCACCCTGTCGGCGTAGTCAACGACCATCGCGGCGACGGGTGAGGGGAGAAACAGCGCGTGAAAGTCACGGCTGCGTCGGATGTTGGGGAGGCGCTCAACGGTCGCGGGCTCGCGGTCGAAGAGGGGCGTTCCGTCCACAAGGCGGAAGATCGGGAGGCTGACGGTTTCCATCACAGCGCCACCCCCAGGTACAGGCCAACGATGAGCCAGAACCCGGCCCAAGCTGCGAGGCTGTGCCAGATGGTCCAGCGGTGACGCTTCGGATGATGAACCGCTGCCGGGCTATCAGCCTTGAAACCGGGAATGGCGGTGAGGTCGATGGATTGGGTCATGCCGCGTCGCCTTGCTGAGCGCGCCAGTCAGCGACCCGTTTGCAGGCGTCCTGAGCGGCGGCCACGACCTCGTCGCCGAACTCGTAGAGGGCTGCGATCCGGGCGATCTCATCGACGGCCTCGATCAGCACCGACCTCGGCAGCGCCCCGTATTTGACGCTGAAGGTGTCGCTCTTGCTGTAGCCGTCAGACGAGGTGAAGGAGAACTTCACAGACGCCGACTTGATGAAGCGAGCCTGTTCAGTGATCAGTGTCGTTGCTTCAGCAACGCACGCCGCATCGGCGGTCGGGTTACTCCCGGGATGCACATTAGACATTCGTCACTTCCTCAATAACGGATTGAAGGTGAGAGACGGCCCCGGTTACGGTGGCGCGGTATGTTGCTCTGCGGCGGCGAGCCCAGTGCAGGACGGGCTGATCAACGGGGCAACCGCAGCGCAGGGCGGCTTTGCGAAGGGCCAGATAGCTTCCCATCACGCGCTCGCTCTGGTCGGCCTCGTAGGCTTCCAGGGCTTCGCAGAGTGCGTCGTAGGAACGGATGCAGCTCATTGCTCTTGCTCCTCGCGCTCGGTGACGTACTCGGCGGCGGATTTACGCGCGGCCTCGGCGGTCCCGTGGCAAAGGGGGCAGGTGAAATACTCACCGACCGAGGGGCTGAAGCCGTTGCTCTCGCGAGTGATGGCGTAAACCATGCGGGTGCCCTTGCAGCGCGGGCAGGGCACATAGGGCTCGTCACCCCACGAAGCGATCAGGTCGCTGGCGCTCATTGCCCCTGGCCCCCATCAAGAGAGGGAGAGGCCTTGGAGATGGCGAAGGCGAGCTGCCGATAGACAACAAAAGCTTCGCTGCTCGACCAGCAATCGCTGTCGTCAATGTCGTCCTGATCGACGGGTCCGAAGTAGGACCGAAGGAAGATGGCCGCAGCCGCGTTAGCCGTAAGCGCGCTCATCACAGCGCCCCCATCAGTTCGTCGTCGCGGCGTTGTTCGCGCGCTTCGTCCGCACGGTCGGCAGCTTCGGTGTCTTCCTCAGCCGCAGCTTCCGCGATCTGATCAGCGAAGGCCTTGCAGATGGCGGCGTCGAGTTCGGCGCTGATCTGCGGCTCGGTGGCGAGAAGGGTCGTCAGCCATTTGCGGTCGCGATAGCCGGTGATGGCGTCGATGCGCTGGACGATGGCGTGACCGTCGCTATCGACCTCACACGTGACTTCGATTTCGAAGCTGAACTTGGCGGCGGTGGCCATGGGTGCGTGTCCTCTGGTGTGAGAACACGTTACCAGCAGTTACGCAGAGTGCAAGAGAAAAGTTACGCGCTGTTACGCACTTTTTAGCAGGCGGACGATGGCCGCGACCATATCCCTCTGGCGTTCCTCGGGCGCATCACGAAGCGCGGCGACGAGCTGCCACTCTTCGTCCGACAGTTCCAGATTGTCGGGCTCGCCCCTGCCGGTGAGCAGCCATTGCCATGAGACGCCGAACTTCCGGGCAAACAGGATCGCGCGCTGATGGCTTAAAGGCGTGTGTTTCGATGAGCCTGGTGGGCGCTCATAGGCGGTGTAGGTGTGTTCCTTAAGCCCGACGCTCTCGGCTGCGGCCTTCCCGCTTGGCTTGATGTTCTTCGCCAGTTGCCACCGCGCCCGCGCCCAAGTCAGGCGTTCGTGCGGCTCTTTCAGGTCGGTCCAGTCGCGAGGTTCCATAGCTATCAAGGCTATCGACCCAGCCGTAACCATGGGTAATTTCGATCTTGCAGGCGCGCCGTAACTAGTGGTAACGTGCGTCGTCATGAAGCACGCAGAGATTATCACCGCCAAGGGCACAGCCGCGATTGCGGAGAAGGTCGGTGTTCCGCCGGCTCACGTCCGCGTCTGGAAGCTGAGGGGCATTCCCCGCTCTCGCTTTGCTGACGTTCTCGCCGCCTTCCCCGATGTGACGCTGGACGCGCTGAAACAAGGCGCCCCGGCCCGTCGAGCGGCCTGACCATGACGCGGGGGCATCATTCCAATTCGCTACGGTCCAAGCCCATCGCGCCAAGTGCGTCATGCGAACAGTTTGGGCTGTGTCGCTCGCCTTCGGCAATCACTGACAACCAACGGGCGACCGGGCCTCTCCTGACGGGGGAGCGCACATCCGTGGAGCGCCCAAGAAAAACCCCGCCGTTCGTAGCGGCGGGGCTTCCAGCCCAGACGGGCAAATCAGCAACAAGGACACGCTGAATATGACTGCAATTCCGCTCTTTAGCAAGGTACAGGCGAGCATCGCCAGCTCGCCGGTTTCGGTGGCGCATCAGCTTCAACAATGGCTGGCGCGGGGGCGTGGCGAGGTCTTCACCGTTACGACCACGCTGACGCCGGAACTGGCGCGGCTGCTCCTGGCGGCCAACGAAGATAACCGCACGGTTCGGCTCACCACCCGGGGAACGCGCGGGGTTTCTGCCTATGCCGCGATGATGCGGCGGGGCGAGTGGATGCTGAACGGCTCGACCCTGGTCGTGGCTTCGAACGGCCAACTCAACGACGGGCAACACCGTTGCCTCGCCTGCATCGAAGCGGATGTAGCCGTCCCTGTTCAAATCGCCTTCGGCGTTGAACGCGACACCCGTTGCACCCTGGATCAAGGCGCGGCCCGGTCTCCCGGTGACGTGCTCAAGCTGATTGAACCCAGCCTAACCGACGCGAACGTCTTGGCGACCTACCTTCAGTTTCGCTTCAGCCTCGCCGCCGGGCGGAACTTCTCGTTTCAGACGACCCCCGACGAAATCCGCGACGCCTTCCAGATGTACCCGGACGGCAAGGAACACATCGCCGCCGTTCAAGCCTACGCCCGGCGGATGCGTCTGTCGGTTGGCTATATCGCCGGGGCGCACGGCCTCTGTGCAGAAGCGAACCCCACGAAGGCCAAGGCGTTCATCGAAGCGGTGTCAACCGGCGTTGGCATCCCCAGCACGTCGTCGCCGGTTGCGCGGCTGCGTGACCTGTACGAGCGCAACAAGGGAGCGCGCGGCAACGCCCTGTTCCGCGACGCCCAAGCCGCCCTCTACGTCAAGGCCTTCAACAACTTTGCCAAGGGCAAGTTGGGCGCCCTGACCTACCGCCCCAAGGGCGCGCTTGAGGCTTTCCCCGTGGCGGTGCGCGGATGAAAACCGAAAGCATCCTTATTCATGACATCCAGTGCGGAGACCGCCTTCGGGCGGTCGATGCCGGCAGGGTCGCCTCGCTTGCCGCGTCCATCGCGGAGATCGGCCTGCGAACCCCCGTCACGGTCACTGTCGGCAACGACGCAGACGGCGAGGTCATCTACCGCCTTGTTGCCGGCGCTCACCGGCTGGAAGCCATGAAGGCGAGCGGCCAGGACTACATCGACGCCTTCGTGATGGACGGCGACGAAGACGACGCCGCCCTGTGGGAGATAGACGAGAACTTCGCGCGGGCTGAGCTGTCGGACGCGCAACGGGCGGAACACCACGTTCGCCGCGAGGAAATCCTCAAGCGGAAGGGGCTGGTGTCGGCGGGGCCGGGTCAGCCGAAAAAGAATTCGGACAAATTGTCCGGATACTCTGCACAAGCCGCCGCTTCCCTTGGCGTCGATGAGCGCACCGTTCGGCGCGACCTTCGCCGGGGAAAGAACATCGCCCCCGAGATCATGGCGAAAGTCGCGGGCTCACGCCTCGACAAAGGCGTGGTGCTGGACGAGTTGGCCTCCACCCCCCGCGACCAGCAACCCGCCAAGCTGTCAGAGATCGCCAGCCGGGGCCTCGTCAGCCGGGTCCGTACCGCCGACGACCCCCTGAACGATCTGGAGGCCACGGAGCGCCAGTTGGCCGCCCTCATGGCCGCTTGGAACCGGGCAGGGGCCGACGCCCGCCGCAAGTTCCTCGACCGCGTTGACACGCCCGTCTTTGACAGGGGGGCCGCATGATCCGCCGCATCAACCAGGCCGTCGCTTCGTGGCGCTTCCGCAAGCTGACCCGTCCCATTGACCGCCAGATCGAAGACGCCCGCCGCCATCACCAGCCGGTGAAGCACCTTCTCGCGGCGAAGCGGTCGCTCGTTCATGCAGCCCTGCGCGGTGAAGCATGATCGGCCTGGCCATCTTCCTCGTCGTGGGCGCCGTGGTCATCCTCAAGGTCGGCGGCTGGGCTATCGACTGGGCTGCTGACGAAGAGACGCAGGACGGCTCGCTATGAGCGCCTACGAGTTCACCAGCGGCCAAGTCGATTTCCCGCCGATCTGTGACGCGTGCGGCGAGCATATCCGCTGGGTCGGACCCCGGAAGAAGCGCGCTCAGGTCTGCGGCTGCGAGCCTGTCGTTAAGGCGCCGGCCAAGCCCCGCATCAACACGGCTCGCAAGGGCAAGCGCCTGGAGGTTGCCGAGCGCAAGAAGCTGGAGGCCCTCGGGGTCCGCAAGGCTGTCTCTCAGCCCGGTTCCGGCGCCTACGGCACCCGCAACGACATCGGCTTCCTGCAAGGCGACAACAGCTACGAGATCGCTGGTCGCCAATTCAAGCAAGAGTGCAAGTCTCGCGCCGACGATAGCGGCTTCAAGGTCATCAAAGAGTGGATGCAGGGCTGTGATGTCCTGACCATCAAGCAAGACCGCCAGCCGCCCATGCACGTCCTGACCGACGAAGCCTACCTTCATCTTATGGGGTCGGCCAATGCCGCCTCAATCAACGGGGAAAACCAATGAGACAGGGACCTTACTCGCCCAAAGACGACGACACCCTGCTGCGGCTGGTGTCGGAGGGCATGACGAACGCGGCCATCGGCGAAATCCTCGGACGGACGGAAAAGAGCGTCTGCGCCAGGCTGTCGAAGATCCGCCCTGCCGGCATGGAGCGGCGCGGTTCCTACCACCGCTACACCCCCGACGAAGACGCCCAGATCGTCACGCTCCGCAGGGCTAATCACAGGTTCATTGACATCGGCATCGGCCTTGGCCTGACCGGCGGGCAGGTTCGGGAGCGCTATCTCCTGCTGTGCAACGGCAGCGACTACAAGGCCCTTCAGAACACGCTGGAAGGCTTTGAGGCCCGCGACGACGACTACGTGGAAGCCTGCATCGCTCAGGGCGGCTTCATCCACCGGGAAGTGATCGACGGCTGCGTCTTCACCTTCGATTGGCGCGGCATGGTCTCCCATGAACGGAGGGCCGCGTGATCGACCAGCACACCATCGCCCGGGAGCGGTATCTCGTCGCCCTGGACGCCATGCTCGCCACGCTGGGGCGTGAGGCGGCCCTGCTGTTCATGCGGCAGGCTACCAGCGCCATCGCGGGCAATCCCTCCCCCATGAGCGTCAAGCGGCTGCATGACCATGCGGTGAGCTGCGCGGCCAAGACAGAGGCGGCCTGAGAAATGGCCAGGATCAGGTCCATTCACCCCGGCATCTACACAGACGAGGCGTGGGCCAGCGTGTCCATTCCCGCGCGGTGGCTTGCCAAGGGCATCTGCACGGAAGCCGACGACAACGGCGTCTTTGAGTGGAAGCCGCTGCAACTGAAGATGCGGATTTTCCCGGCTGATGCTGTCGATGTGGTCGCCATGCTTTCCGAGCTGGAGGGCGCCGGTATCGTCATGCGCTTTGAAGGCGAGGGCAGGGCGCTCGGCGCGCTGAAGAACTTCTGCAAGTACCAGCGCCCCCGGAAGCCAAAAGCGTGGTTCCCGATTACGGATCATGTGCGCCAATTTGTGGCTCTGGGCTGCGATGATCCCGTACTGACCGATGATGAAGCCGCGCCGGTTCCGCAAAAGTCCGCACTCACCCCGCTTGAAGTGAAGCCGGTTCCGCCGAAGTCCGAAAAGTCTCCGCAGATGGAGGATGGAGGAGGGAAGAGGGAGAAGAAAGAAGGGGAAGCTAACGCTTCCTTGTCGCCGCTGGCGACGAAAACCCCGTATCCCGAAAGCTTTGAAACCGCCTGGAAGGCCTACCCCCACACCAGGGGCCGGTCATCGAAGTCGGAAAGCTTGAAGCTGTGGCTGAAGCTGCCCGCCGATGAGCAATCTTCGTTGGCTGGCGCGGCTGCTGCGTTCGCCGCCAAGCTCTCGACCGTCTGCGGTGACAAGGGCGCCCCCGACATGGCCGTCTGGCTTAGGCAGGGCAAACACGCCGATTGGCTGGAGGCTGCGGCAAACGTGGTCCCGCTGATGTCGTTCACCGGGCCGCCCGAGGTGCGCCAGGCTGTCGTCAGCGCGAAGGGTGAGCCGTTCGCCCGGTCCTACGTTGACCCCTGCCAGTGGGACGACACAGGCCGCCGGCTGATCGCTCGCAATGGCATCGCCTTCAAGGCGCTTCAGTCCGAAGTCGGGGCCGTTCTGGCGGCTCGTCACGTCAGCATTGAGAGGGCCGCATGACCTGCACTGTCTACATCGAAGACGTTGAGTTCTCGACCAACAACGGCATCTGGGCATTTGGCATCGATCTCACCGCCCTGCTTGCCTTCAGTCGTTGGAAGGAAATCGCTCACATCATCGCCGACGACACGGGCCGCAACCCGGATGAGCTGATCAGTTGGCTTGAAGACGCTTTGGAGTTTTGGAAGCATCCCTTGCTCGCCGATGCGTGTTGCGGCGGCATGGGTCCGCTGGCTAATGCCGGGCGTATCCACATCGATACCTTCCTGTCGGTCATCTATGCGGAGGAGCAGCGCCGCAAGGACCGGGAAGCAAAACGCAGCCTAACCAAGACGAGGCGCGGCGAGTTTAACGCTGCCCGTCCGCATCTCGCGTTGGCACTCCTGAATGCTGGCCACTCGTACCGCTGCGCCGATCCTGCCTGCATGGTGACTACCGATCTGACCATCGACCACATCGTGCCGCTCAGCCGTGGTGGCACAGACGATTTGGAGAACCTGCGGTTCCTGTGTCGTCCGCACAATTCGGCGAAGGGGGACCGATGAACCGCGCCGCCAGCATCAAAACCCTCTGCTCCGAGATCGCCCTGTTCACCGGCAAGCTGGAACAACACGCGGTCCTAGCCTCCCTCAACGACAACAACACGGAGATGCTCATGGGCCACCTGTCCGCTGTGTTCCGAACGAAGGTCGCCCTGGATCATCGGTTCGTCCTGCTTCGGGAGTTGGCGCCTAACTGCGCTGAGGCTGGGACGGATGCAGGGCGGGATCTGAGGGAGATCGCGGCTTGAGCCGGGTTGAGGTCATTGGGGACGCGACGCTCATGCTCGGCGATTGCAGGGACATTCTGCCTACGCTTGGCAAGGTGGATGCGGTCGTTACGGACCCGCCGTATGGGCTGGGCGACCGCATGAAAGGCGGAACCTGGGGCGCTGCTGAGAAGTACGCAACGATGCGTGTTTGGGACGAGTTGGCCCCCGCCGATATAGTGCGCGAACTATTGGCGCTGCGTGTTCCGTCCATCATTTGGGGCGGGAACTATTTTCCCCTTCCTGAAAGCCGCTGCTGGCTTGCGTGGGACAAGATCAACGCTGTTCCAACAATGGCGGATCTTGAGCTGGCGTGGACAAGCCTCGACAGGCCAGCCAAGCGCCTGCGCCTGCCGGTGGGCGTACACGAACACGGCCACCCGACCGAAAAGCCCCTCGCGCTCATGGCGTGGTGTCTTGGGTTCGTTCCTTCGGCGCGCACCATCCTCGACCCGTTCATGGGCAGCGGAACAACGGGCGTTGCCAGCGCCAACCTGGGTCGCGCCTTTGTCGGCATTGAGCGCGAGCCGACCTATTTCGACATCGCCTGCCGCCGGATTGAAGAGGCCTACAAGCAACCCCGCCTATTCGCCGAGCCGGTCGCCAAGCCCGTTCAGGAGGCCATGCTGTGATCGAAACCACCCACGCCTACGCCGAACTAGGCGGCCTGCTCAAAGAGCGCTTCGGCATCCTCCTCACCTCTGACCAGTGCAAATCACTGGTGGAGGGGGCGAGGGGAATGACCATCCGCTGGCAGGCCTATGGCGGCCACTCGGGACAACCAGACAAGGAGACTGCCGCATGAGCGAAGACACCGGACGCGGCTGGCGCTTGGTCGTCAACAGCCACACCTACCGCCAGTGGTTCTTCATCGGCTCAGCGATTGGGGCGGGGGCCTTCACTGGCGCGTGCATGGTCTTTGCGGTTGGGGCCATCATTCTGTCAATCGGGAAGGCGCTGTTCTCATGACCTGGCACGTCGCAGTCGTTCGCTCGGGCAAAGAGGCCGGCGCAACCCATGACCTCCTGACCATCGGCATCGAAGCCTACTACCCCCAGAAGGTCAGGTGGAAGCAGCTCCAGCTCCGCAAGGTGCCCGTGTCTTCCCCCATCATCCCCGGCTATGTGTTCTTCCGCCTCAACGAGCCAGACGAGCAACGCTACATCGACACCTGCGACGGGGTGACGGGGGTGTTGACCTGTGGATACACGCCGCAGGGTGACCGGAAGCTGGCCTGCATCGGCGGGGGGTGGGTCGAAGACATCCGCGCTCAAGAGGCGAGGGGGGACTTCGACAGCACCATCGACCGCAGCACGAAGGCGAAGCCCGGCGATCTGGTCCGCATCGTGGTTGGGTCGTTCTCCGAGCGGCTTGCCGTGATCCTGCGTTCCGCCAACCGGAGAGACTGGAAGGTCGAGCTGGTGACAACCGGCAGGCCCCTACCGCCTATCACAGTGAGCAAGGCTGGCGTTGAGGTGGAAGAAGCGGCTTGACACCACCCCTTGCGCCTCCCCCAAATCAGTAGTACCACTGGCAGTGGTCGCGTCGTTAATTCTACGCCACCTGCCCCGGTTGAACCCCGGATTTTTGGCTGAGGGCTTTTGCGCCCTGACAGCAACCCCATTCAGACCGCGCCACGGCTTTCCCCTCCTTGGGCCGAGACGCGAGAGCCCGCCAGCGCCTCCCCTGCTGGTCCCTGGTGGATAGCCAAGCGGCAACCTTCGCCCCGACTACTGACAATCATCGCACAGTCGTAACCCAAGCAGCAGATCGCGGGCGAACCCCTTTCTGAAAAAGTATCAGAGAAATCAAACATGGCCCGAGGCGGAAAACGCGAGGGCGCCGGCAGACCTAAGGGCGCTGTGAACAAGGTGACCGCGGACATTCGGGAAGCGGCGCAGGAGTACACGCAGGACGCCTTGGATGTTCTGGTTGCCGTTATGAAGAACACCGAGACGCCAGCCGCAGCCCGCGTATCTGCCGCGTCCGCCGTTCTGGACCGGGGCCACGGTAAGCCGATGCAGTCGGTAGAGGTCGAGGCCACCGTTGAAGGCACGCTGACCGAGATCAGGCGAACGATTGTCGATCCTCGAAATTGAGACGCCTCGCGTTTACCTGCCCCTGCTGCACCCCAGACGCTACAAGGGGGCCAAGGGCGGGCGCGGATCGGGCAAGAGCCACTTCTTCGCTGAGTGCCTGGTTGAGCAGGCCGTGGCGTCTCACATCCGGGCCGCTTGCCTGCGTGAAGTCCAAAACTCGATCAAGGACAGCGTAAAGCAGCTCATAGAGGACAAGATCGACAGGCTCGGCGTGCGCCACCTGTTCAGATCCACCGAGACGGAGATCAAGGGGCCGAACGATAGCCTCTTCATTTTCCGGGGTTTGCAGAACCACACCGTAACCAGCATCAAGTCGCTGGAGGGTTTCAACCGGGCTTGGGTCGAAGAGGCCCAGACGATCAGCCAGAAGTCTCTGAACATCGCCACCCCGACGTTCCGGGCGCCGGGCTCTGAGATGTGGTTCAGTTGGAACCCTGGATCGGCGAACGACCCGATTGAGGCCTTCTTCAACGAGAACGCGGACGATCCCGACTTCGTTTGCGTGAAGGCCAACTACACCGACAACCCGTGGTTTCCCGAGGAGCTACGGAAGGACATGGAGCGCGACAAGCGCCGCGATTTTGACAAGTACCTGCACGTTTGGGAGGGCGAATACTCCAAGCTGGGTGAGGCCGCTGTCTTCCGCAACTGGAAGGTCGAGGCGTTCAGCACCCACCCGGAGGCAGTCTTCAGGTTCGGGGCCGACTGGGGCTTCTCGGTAGATCCAACCGTCCTGATCCGCGCCTACATCATCGGGCGCACGCTGTACGTTGACCAAGAGGCCTACAAGGTCGGCTGCGAGATCGACGCCACGCCGGCTCTCTTCGATACGATCCAGGGCAGTCGCAAGTTCACCATCCGCGCCGACAGCGCCCGTCCCGAGACGGTCAGCTTCATGCAGCGCAAGGGCTTCAAGATCATCCCGGCAGTCAAGGGACCGGGGAGCGTGGAAGACGGTATCGAGTTCCTCAAGAGCTACGACATTGTCGTCCATCCCCGCTGCAAGCACACCATCGACGAGCTGACCCACTACAGCTTCAAAACCGACAAGCAGACTGACGAAATCCTCCCCATTCTGGAGGACAAGAACAACCACGTCATCGACGCCCTGCGCTACGCCTGTGAGGGCCTACGCCGCGCGGTCAAGCAGACGCCAGACGCCCCGACCAACAGGCCGCCCGACCTTTGGGGCCGTCCGAAACCGCAGGAGACTTCATGGAAGGTGGCGTAACTCCTGCCGACACCGAAGGCCCGAAGGCCCCGGAGATCGCCGAACTGCGGGCGATGTACCGTGACGCGATGGACCTGACCGAGTTCGCCCGGCGCCAGGCTGAAATCGACGACGACTACTACAACGGCAACCAGCTAACCCGCGAAGAGAAGGCGGAACTCGCCAAGCGCGGTCAGCCCGACATCGTGATCAACCGCGTCCGCCCCGCTGTGAACGGGACACTGGGCGTTCTGAAGCAGGGCGCCACCGACCCGCGCGCCTATCCCCGAACCCCGAAGGACGAGGACAGCGCCGACGTTGCGTCGAAGGTTCTCCAGTTCATCGCGGACAAGAACCGCTTCGATGACCTGAAGATCAGCGTGGCGCGGGACTACCTCATCCGTGGCACCTGCGCGGCGATTGTGGAGGCCGACGAAGACCTCCAGATCACCATGCAGGAGATCGCTTCTGAGGAGTTCTTCGCCGATCCTCGGTCGCGTCGGGAAGACTTCTCCGACGCCCGCTACATGGGCATCGCCAAGTGGCAGTACGCCGACGACGTGGTCGCGATGTACCCGGACGCCAAGCGGGATGTTGAGGGCTCGCTGACCGACAGCGGCGCGCTCATCGACGATCTCAACCAGGACCGCCCGCAAGACGCTTCCTCGACGGTCTCGTGGGTGGACAAGAAGAAACGCCGGGTGATGGTGGTGGAGATGTACCACCGCGAGGGCTCGGAGTGGCGCCGGTGCGTGTTCCATTCCGGTGGCACGCTGGCTTACGGCGTTTCCCCGTACGTTGACGACAAGAAGCGGCCCTGCAACCCGATTGTGGCTCAATCCTGCTACATCGACCGCGACAACAACCGTTACGGCATCGTGCGCGACATGCGCGGGCCGCAGGACGAGATCAACAAGCGGCGCTCCAAGCTGCTCCACCTGATCAACGCCAGCCAGATCCAGGCGGTTGATCCCTCGGCTGTGGAAGTGGACAGCGGCACCGCCCGCAAGGAAGCGGCCCGCCCTGACGGTGTGATCCCCTACGGCTGGCAGAAAGTCCCGACGACGGACATGGCCGCCGGCCAAGCCAACCTCTTGGTCGAAGCCAAGATGGAGATCGAGCGTATCGGCCCTAACCCCGCCGTTCTGGGCAGGGAGGGGGAGAACGCTTCGGGCCGGGCCAATCTGGTTCGGCAACAGGCTGGGCTCACTGAGCAGGCCATCGTCTACGGTGGCGTCGAGATTTGGGAACTCCGCGTCTACGAGCAGATGTGGAACCGGGCTCGCCAGTTCTGGACCGCGCCGCAGTACGTCCGCGTCACCGACGACGAGGGCGCCCCGCAGTTCGTGGGCATCAACCAGCCCAAGGTCGCTCAAGACCCCATGACGGGACAGCCGATGGCCGATCCGATGACGGGCCAGCCCATCATCCTGGGGTACGAGAACAGCCTCGCCGAGATGGATGTAGACATCATCCTCGACACCACGCCGAACACGGCCAACGTCGCGCAAGAGCAGTTCGCCGTCATGGCAGAGCTTGCCAAGGTCTACGGTCCCCAGGCTGTGCCCTTTGAACTGATGGTCAGCCTGTCCAGCCTCCCCGGTAAGCGGGAGATCATGGACAAGATGAAGTCCAAGGCTGACGAGAGCGGACAGGCCCAGCAACAGGTTGTCCAGCTTCAACAGCAGATGGTGCAGCTTGAGGCCGCTTTGAAGCAGGCTCAAGTCGAGAAGACGCAGGCCGAAGCCGGTCTCACCGAAGCCAAGACACAGACCGAGATGCACCGCGCTGCCTTGGGCGACCGGCAGCAGGGTCTATCCGAGTTCAACGCGCAGATTGCGGCCGAAAAGGCCCAGTTTGACGCGATGAATGCCGCCGCCGGGCAACAAACGGGCGTTCCGCAGGGCCAAGCGTAAGGCCAAGCCGCCGCCGGGTTTCGGGCGTTTCGGGCCGCCACCGTGAAGGGCGCTAGGGAATATCATGGCATTGGAATGGATGGACGGGCAGGAGCCCGAGGAAATCGTCGCGCCTGAAGGTCAGGAACCGGAAATCGAGGCTCAACCCGAGCCCGAAGCAACCCCGGAACCCGATGTCGTTCGCGATGAGCAGGGACGTTTCGCGCCCAAGCAGCAGACGCAAGTCCCGGTTTCCGCCCTGGAAGCCGAACGCTCGCGCCGGCAGGCCGTTGAAGCACAGTTGGCGGAATACCAGCGCCAGCAGCAGACGCCCGACCCTGAGTATGACCCGAGCGGTTACACCGATCATCAGGTTCAAACCATCCAGCAGCAGCTACAGGCCCAGCTCTTTCAGCAAAGCCTCACCTTCTCCCGCCGTCTGGCCGAACAGGTCCACACGCCGGAAGCGGTGGCGCAGGCGCATGAATGGGGCCTCGCCCGCTGTGACGCGGACCCGCTGTTTAACCAGCGCGTCTCGACCAGCCCTGACCCCTACGAGTTTGTCGTCTCTGAATGGAAGCGCGATCAGGTGCTTTCACGCCTTCAGGGCAACGACCTCGACCAATTCCTCCAGTGGAAAGCCCAGCAGGCAAACCCGCTCGGCGCACCGCAACCGCAACCCGCCGTCATGGCACCCCAACCTGTCGCCCCGCCGCGCTCCCTCGCGTCCGCTCCTGCTGCCGGCACTGCCAGGCCCGGAGCCCCGCCGACCTATCAGGGAGCGGCGTTCGACACCGTTTTCAGGAACTAAGAAATGGCTGAAGTCGCCCTGGCCTCCGCTTCTGAGAAGCAGGTCTTCCTTTCCAACTACTTCGCTGAGTACGTCCGCGAGAGCGGCTACATGCCCTACATGGGCCGTGGCGAAAACAAGATCATCGTCGCCAAGTACGAGCTGCAAGAAGAGAGCGGCAAGACGATCAACATTCCGCTGATCCTGCGCCTCACCAGCGACGGCGTCACCGGCTCGACCGTTCTGGATGGTCGTGAAGAGGAAATCGGCAACTACAACTGCGCTCTGTCCGTCGATTGGCGCCGGAACGCGGTTCGCGTGCCGAAGTCCACCAGCTACAAGACCGAGATCGACCTCTTCGGCGCCGCCAAGCCGCTCCTGCGGAACTGGGAAGCCGAGAAGCTCCGTGACGACATCACCACGGCGCTCCTGTCGGTCGTGACCACGGGTGACACCACCGTCACCATGTCGGCCTCCACCGCCGCCAACCGCAACGCCTACAACGCCGCCAACAGCGACCGTCTGCTCTTCGGGGCGACCAAGTCGAACTACTCGGCGACCTGGGCGACGGCTGTCGGCAACATCGACACCACGAACGACAAGGTGACCTCTGCCTCCATGTCGCTGATGAAGCGCATCGCCAAGCAGGCTGACCCGCACATCCGTCCCTACAAGACGGAGAACGGTCGTGAGTTCTTCGTGGCCTTCCACGGCTCGCGGACCTTCCGCGATCTGAAGCTGGACAGCACCATCCTCACTGCCAACCGTGACGCGCGTCCGCGTGATGTCGAGAACAACCCCATCTTCCAGGACGGGGACATGATCTACGACGGCATCATCCACCGTGAAGTTCCGGAGATCGACGACATCGCTTCGGGCGGCACCTACTCGATGGACGCCATCGGCAACTCGTCGGCTGACGTTCGCCCGGTGTTCCTCTGTGGCCTGCAATCGGTCGGCATCGCGTGGGGTCAGGAACCCACCATGCGGATGGATCTGACGAAGGACTACTCCTTCCGTCCGGGCGTCGCCATCGAGGAACTGCTGACCGTCAAGAAGCTCTGCTTCAACGGGCGTCAGCACGGCGTTGTCAGCGGCTTCTTTGCGGCCGCCGCAGACGCGTGAGGCTAGGCTGACCGCCTGACCTGTCCCGAAACTATGCGGTGAATGCCCGTCCGAGATATCCCATAGCGTAGGCCAAGCTCTGTTGGGCCGACGCCTTCGCTATGGGCCTTTCGGACATCGCAAACCTGCTCCCATGTTAGCTTGGCGTTGTGGTTTAGAATGCCGACCGCCCCCCGGTTCGGCGGCACACCTAGCACCCGGTAGGCATGGGCGCGGTTCTCTCCATTGGTCACGATCTCAAGGTTGCCCACGTCGCAGTTGGCGCGGTTTCCATCCTTGTGGTTGACCTGCATCCCTTCGGGGATTGGGCCGAGGAAGGCGTCGGCAACCAGGCGGTGAGCGTATCGCACCGTTACGACGCGTTCGATCTTGATCCAGTAGGCGGGATAGCCATTCAGCAACCGGGCCTTACGTATTCTTCCGACCGTCGCGCCTTTACCGGCTGACGTGCGGCGTAAGCGCCCAACGCTGCTGACATCGTAGTCGTCGGGAAACTCGACGGTCGCTTTCCACTCTTCCACATCAATCTCCGCGCCATGTGACCAACGCAATGTTGCACAGAATGGCGCTTCCCTCAACTTGAAAGGGCCACATCAATGGCTAACGTCACCGCGACCCGTGCGGCTGCGAACTTCCCCGTGGGCGGCTATGCCGGTTCGGGCGTTCTCAACGTCGCTTACGGCACCTACACCCTCACCGCCAACCCGACCGCCGCCGATCTGTTCAAGGCGTGCAAGCTTCCGGCCGGCGCCACTGTTCTGGGCGGCTTCGTCCGTGGCCAGGACATCGACACCGGCACCGGGGTTCTGGACTTCGACATCGGCTGGCCCGCCAACGGCGGTTCTGGTGTCGGCGCCACCGCTGACCCGGATGGTTTCGGCAACTTCGGCGCCCTGAACGGCACCGCTGTCACCAACTACCTCCCGGAAGGCGGCATCCTGCTTCCGCTTCATGGCACCCTGGCCGCCGGCCCGGTCGCCTTCGACGCTGAAACGATGATCCAGATCGTGTTCAACACCCCGGCCAACGCCGGCGGCACGGGCGCGCTGACGGTCGTCGTCTACTACGTGTTCAACACCTGATGCGCGTCCGGTTCATCGGGGCTGACGAGCCCGGCGAGGATGAAGTCTGCACCGTCTTCGGTCAGGACTTCCCTCGCGGCGAGTGGGTGGAGGTCAGCAACGCAAAGCTGGCCAACAACCCGGCGTTTGAGGTCGATACGGACGAGGACGGCGAACCCGGCCCGTCCGTGGAAGCCCTGCGCGCTCAACTCGATGATCTGGGCGTGAAGTACCACCACAAGGCCGGCGCTGAGAAGCTGCTGGCCCTGCTGGACGAGGCCACCGCGCCTCAACCTGAGTAAGAACCATGCCCACCTGCCGCGAAATCATCGCTTCTGGCTACCGTATGGCCGGGGTGAAAGACGCTGCCGCGTCCCTGGCTGCGCTTGACGGTCAGGTGGGCATGGAACTCCTGCAAGAGTTCTACGACGGCATCACGAACGGCCTTCTGGGTCGCATGAACGATGTCATCGCTACGGCGGATTACACCGTCGAAGAGTTCGACCGCGTGCTTTCCGACAACGGCGCGACGGACATCACCATCACCTTCCCAGAGACGGTTCTGGACGACGAGACGGGGGAGCAACGCCCGGTCAAGGATCTCTCGCTGGTCATCGTGTCGGACCTCGATAGCACCCTTCGGCGGTCCTACCTCTACGACAGCCACTACGGCGGCTGGACGCGGCTCGACAGCCTGACGCTCGACGATTACGCCCCCCTTTCGCTGCGCTTTGCCGCTGGCCTCCGTGCGATGGTCGCCATCAAGCGCCAGGCTGAAGACGGCTTCCAAGCTGCACCCATGCACGCCCGCGCGGCTGCAATGATGAACCTCGCCTTGGCTTCGCGCTACGACAGCGCCGCCGAGCCCGTCCTTCAAACCTACTTCTGAGGCAGTCATGTCCCAACAGGATACCAATTCGGCCTCGCAGGCCCGCACCATCACGCCGAGCGACAGCGCCGCCAACAACTTCCACCCGACGCGGGGTGTCTGGGTCGGTGGCGCCGGAACCGTGGTCGCCGCGATGGTGGACGGCGGAACCTCGACGTTTGTCGGTGTCGCTGCCGGGACGCTCCTGCCCATTCAGGTGGTGCGGATCAACTCGACCTCGACCACGGCCACCAGCCTGTTGGCGCTGTACTGATGTTTATCGGCATCGGCCTGAGCATCACCCGACAGCCCGGCCCGGTCTCTGGTGGTGCTCCCCCGGCCTCGTCCTTCCTGCTCATCGAGAGCGGGGACTTCCTCCTGATGGAGAGCGGCGACAAGCTGCTGCTTGAATAATGGCTGACACGAAGATTTCCGCCCTGTCGGCTGCTGCCGCGCTTGGGGCCACCGACGTAATTCCGGCTGTTCAAGGCGGGCTTGGCCCGTTCGGCGTGACGGGAACGCAGCTCGCCGAGTACATCCGTGACACCATCGGCACGGCCCTGACGGCAGGCTCGAATGTGACCCTGACGGTTAACGACGCGGGCGACACCATTACTGTCGCGGCGGCGGCGGCGGCACCGCATCCGGGCTACATCGCGGGCAACTTCTACTTGCCTATGAGCAGCGTCGTTTCGGCGGGCACCGCGCTAACCGCAAACAGCATACGCTGCGTTCCGTTCTTCCTGCCGCAGCCGGTGACGATTACCCACCTGGGCGTTCGGATCACAACCGCTTCGGCTGGCGGCAATCTGAAGGTCGCGCTCTACGCCAACAACGCGACCACCGGGCGACCCACGGGTTCGGCCCTCGCCAGCACCGGCAACATCGCCACCGACAGCGTGACGATCATCTCCGCAGCCATCGCTGAAACGAGCGTCACCCTTCAGCCCGGCGTCTACTGGATGTGTGCCTGGGCGGATAACGCCACCGTGGTTTGTCGAGCCCAAAGCGCGGCCAGCGGCACCGCGCCGCAGCTCATTGGTTCCACGACCGAGGCGACCATCAACAACACCTCTACGGGGGCCGCCTTCACGGTGGCTTGCGCCAAGACCTACGGGGCGTGGCCGAGCATGACTTCGGAGAGCTTCACCGAAGCCACGGGCGCCGGGAACGCCATCATCCACTGGAAGGCCGCTTAATGGCGACCATCACTATCGACATTCCCGCCAAAATTACCATCGAGGACGACACCGTGATTTCAATTGACATTGGCGGCTCGCTCGTCTGGCTGGGCGAGACCTACATCCCCGTTCCCGTCGCTTATGCGGCTGACATCGCGAACGGCGCGAGCCTCACGGCGGCCATCGACCTGACGACCTCGGATCAACGCTGCGCCCGTCCCACGGGTCTGGTCTTCCCTGCGGAATGGGACGCCGCCGACGTGACGTTTCAGGTGTCGGTCGATGGGGGCGTGACCTACTACAACATGTACGATGACGCCGATAACGAGTACGTCGTCCAGGCGGGCGCAAGCCGGTATGTGGCGCTGAACCCTTCCGACTTCGCCGGGGTCAGCAACGTGAAGATCCGTTCGGGCACTGCCGGCACTCCGGTCAACCAGACCGGCGCCGTGACTGTGACGCTGCAAGCGGCGCGATGACCTCCTTCGCCCGCGACTTCCTCAACGGGAGCTACAGAGGGACGCCGCCGCCGCTTCCCCCGCCGCCCCCGCCACCGACGCCGCTTCCCTACGACATCAACATCATTCTGATTTCCGGTCAGTCGAACTCGGAAGATCAGGATGCGGCCCCGATCATCAACCGCACCGGACGTGCGGGGGTAGTGATGCTCGACACGATCCGCCCGCGCACCTGGGGGGCTTCGTTCGGCTCTACGTTCACAACGGCTGTTGGAACGGAATACATCAACTCGACCACCTTCCACATGGGTGGCGACATGGTTCCGGCTGCTGGCGACAAGCTGATGCAGTTGATCGAGGACGAAGACGGCTTCACCTACGCCGACCACGGGCAGATGGTCCTGCCGGTTCACATCGGGCAGTCATCCTCGGCCATCAGCGAGTTCAGCCACGGAACGGCGGTCTTTACCGAGGTCATGGCTCACCTGACGGCTGTTAAGGCCGCAGCGGACGCTCAGTCGAAGACGGTCGGCATCATCTGCGGGGCGTGGCTCTGGGGGGCTGACGGCTACGAGGACGACATCACGCAGTCGGATTGGTACGATCAGGTTCATGCCTACTGGTCGGGCGACGTGAACGACTACCTGGCCGACATCTTCGACCAGCTTGGCGAGGATTTCCCGGTCGGCTTCATGCAGACCCACGCTCACGGCGCGCGGGGCTATGGGACGAACCCCTACGGCGCTGAAGCTGAACTTGAGCTGGCCGAAGACTTCGCCCGCTATCACATCATCAACCCCGAAGGCCCTTGGTTCCTGAATGGTCTAAACCGGGGCTGGGCAGGCTCGACCATCCACCACGGCCCGCATGAAGCGGCGATCATCGGCGCTTACATCGGCTGGTTCGCCAAGCGGCTGGTTGTGGATGCGGGAACGTGGAACAGCCACATCCCGAGCTTCACCCGCGTCAGCTCGACGGAGATCCGTTGGACCGGGGCCTTTACCGGCCTCCGCATGGGCGTGGCCGGCACGGGCCTCCCGCCCACTACGATGGTCACGAACTACGGGTTCTTCGCCTACGACCCCGCCACTCCGACGACCGAGATCGCCCTTACTCGCCCTCCCTATCAGGACGGCAACGACCTTGTTCTGAAGACCGCCGGCACCTTCCCCGTTGGCGTCAAGGTCCGGGGCGGGTCGCGTACCTCGTCCAGCAACATCGCCTCCAACATCGCGTTCATTTCCAGCGACGTGCAGACCTATTCGGTGCTCGGTCAGGAGATCAGGCTGTGGCGGCACATTCCAACATTTGACCGGGTGGCTGCATGACGACCTGGCTTCCCGATGACGACGATCTGATCTTTGAGTACCACCTCAATACGGATGCGGCGACCTCGACCCTCAACCACGCGACGGGCACGACGGATGGCGTGATCAACGGCGCTCCGACCTACGGCGCCGGGTACATGGATATTTCCGGCGTGGGTCCGAAGGGGCTTGATACCGGGTATATCCCGAGCGCCGATGACCTGACGTTTATCGCCCTGGTGGACCCGAACAACGGCGTTGGCCTCTGCTCTGCGTCTGGGCTCAACGACCCGCTGACGGGACTGGTCCGCTACCTGATGGACGCGAACCCGACCAACGGTCAGAAACACACCATCAATGGGGTGGACATCGAGTTCGTCACCTCTGGGGCGACGGGCTATCAGGTCAACATCGGCGCGACGGTGCAAGAAAGCGCCTTCGCCTTCGGTGAGATGGTCAACGCCAATCCGGGCGTGTTCGGCTGCACGGCCTTCTGCCCCATCGGCAATAGTGTCGTGTTCCTCGAAACCACCATCACCGGCTTGGCGGCTAACGCCATCACCGCCACGACCACGGCGACGAACACCCGCGTGAGGGCCGCTGGCAACCCCACCACGCCCGTTACGACCTTTACGGCGGGGTTGGCCGGGGAAAGCCTGACAACGGGTCTGGTGGCCTCCTCTACGGCCTTCGGCTACCGAAACGCCAACATTGGCGCGGGTGGCCTTGCGAGCGTCACCTTCCCTGGCGCGAATTACTACGTGGTGTTCGGCTGGGGTGGCCTTCGCGACTTCCCCCATCTTCAGGTCTGCTCAGGCGGCGCCCTGTCCACAATCTCGGTCGGCACGACCAGCGGTCGCAAGCGTCAGGTCAGCGGCACAGTGCAGGTTGCTCTTGCGGGAGCGGGCACGGGCTCGGCCAAGGTTGGCTTCGTCGCCTGCCTTGGGCGGGTGATGACCGACGCGCAACGCCTCGCTGCTTACCTTGCGATCAAGGCTGAAGGTGAAGCCTTGGGGCTGACGGTCAATTGAGGCTCCCCCTCGCCTCGGAGGCATTCGACCGTCGCTTTGGGTCGAACCGCGCCGTTCTCACGAACCTCTATGCGGAACAGAGCCGCGAAGGGCCGACCGACCGCCGTCTGGTCCCCCGGCCCGGTCTGGCTCCGGTGGTGACCCTTGGCCCCGGTCCCGTGCGCTGCGTGGTCTTCCACCAGGGCGTTCGCTACATCGTATCGGGAACGCGGGTTTACAGCGGCTCAACGCAGATCGGCGTCATTCCGGGTTTCGGCCTGATCCGTTCGGCTGGCTACGACGAGCAACTCGTCATGGTCACGGACGGGATTGCCTACCTGATCGGGACGGATGTCGCAGCCATCGCCATGCCTGACGGTGACCTAGTGTCGGATGTGGTCGTTGCGGCGGGTCGCTTCATCTACACCATCCAGGGGTCGGGCAAGTTCCGCTATTCCGACATTGCCGACGCAACGGAGATCGGGGATCTGAACTTCGCTTCGGCGGAAAGCGACCCTGACAACATCGTCTCCGCTGAGACCCTTGGCGACGACATCATCTTCTACGGTCAGAACACGACCGAATGG